CTCCGACAACAACGCTCCGTGCTACTTTCTTGAGTCCACCACCTGATGTATCTACAGCTAAAAATAAGTCATCACTAGCTATAGTGGTAATTGCAGACAATGCAGTAACCGCTGTTGGATTGAAGTTAGTACCGTCAGCAACAAGAAGCATTCCTGCTGTATTAGTACCCATTGTTAGGTCATCACCACCGACAGTGAGATCACCTGCTAGGGTTAGGTTTCTTAGTCCTGTGTAGTCTTTGTCTGAGTCAAGAACAACTGCCTTAGAAGCAATAGCGGTTCCGACTGCTGTTGATCCTAAGTCAAGAGCGTTTAGCTCACCTACAACGGCTGTAACACCGTCAAGAGTATTTAGCTCTGCGGCTGTAGAAGTTACACCGTCTAATATATTGAGTTCTGCTGCGGTAGAAGTAACGCCGTCTAAAATGTTGAGTTCGGCTGCGGTGCTTGTCACGCCATCAAGAATGTTTAATTCAGCAGCGGTGCTTGTAACACCGTCTAGTATGTTTAATTCGGCTGCGGTGGAGGTTACTCCATCCAGAATATTTAACTCTGCAACAGTTGACGTAAGTGCAGTTGTTCCGTCATTCAGAGTCGCGTAAGTTGTTGTGCCAGTAAAAGTAGGCCCAGCGGAGTTAGCTTTAGTCGCAACGGCTGTTGCAATGTTATCGAATTCGGTTTCAAACTCTGCGCCCTTAATAATCTTACCGCTGTCTCCAGAGGGTAAACCATCTTTGGCTTCAAAGTCCGTAGTCTTTGTATAGTTAGACATTAGCTAGATTCCCTCAAGCAGTAAAAATAAGGACAAAAGTGGGGGTCCGAAGACCCCCGTAAAAGTCCGTTACTCAGCAATTGCGAGAACGAAACCAGCCTCAGGACGGTACACCTGAACTCCATACAGACAGTCAGCCGTAAAGAGAGTTGAGAGGTATTCCTGCTTGTACTGGGTTTGTGAACGTACTGACTGTTGCTCTGCAAGGACAATAGCGTCTTTGTGGAAGAGCATAGCAGCACGAGTGTCGATAGATGATGCGGAGTTATCCCCAGCAGCTTCAATCGTTGCACAGTTAGCAGACACGTACACGTCTACGCCGTACAGATTACCAATAAGACCGGAGTTTACCGCCTGACCACTTACGAAGTCAGAAGATACATATCGGTCAATACCCATAATCGTGTTACGAACAGAAGGAGGAATGATAAGCACACGTCCGTCCATAGGAACATTGTTATCATCAAGCTTCTGAATCATGTTGCGGAAGAACGCATCAGAGAAAACGTCAGCAGCAACTGCTGTGTCATCTGTGTACTGAGTTGTTGTACCGCCGTCGTTAAAGAAACAACCTGTGTGTTGGTAGTCAGTCGGTGCAACAGCGGCAGCAAATACAACTGCACCACCGTTACCAAAACCAGTACCACACGAGTGCAGGTCAGTGTCAATTTTGACAGCCAAAGCGTAACCAGCGTCTTCAGTGTAAAACTGACGCAAGCTGTTAAGAGCCTGTACTTCAACAATGTCTTCTACGAGTCTTGAGTACTCAAAGTGTCGATCAATGTCAACCGTCAATTCACCTTCAGTGTTGGCAATGATAGTAACTGCTGTATCAGCAGCTTTAGCATTAGCGTCACCACGGACAGGCTTAGGAATGTGGAGCTTATCGCCCTTCTTCCCGTTCATGCCAATTTTCTTGACAAGCGGAGCCATCTTAAGGTTCTTTTGATAAGCAGCAATAATTTCGTCAGACCAAATTTCTGGTATAAACGTAGCTGCTTCTGTTTTTGCAGTGTTGCCCCCTGCACCGGGATATGTGGCAGTAGCCATTAGTCAATCTCCTAATAGATTATTTGACTCGACCCTCTGCGTAAGCTGCTAGTATCTCTTCTGATATAGCTTGGTAACGCTCAGGGTCTGTTCTCATTAGTTTTATAATGTCGGCCCTACGATATATTTTTCTACGGGTTCCTTCAGCACTGCCTTGTGCGCTACCTGTGTTAGCTGCTTTAAGTTGCTGCTTACGCGCCTGTTTTTCAACTACGGCGGTTTGCTGTGCAACTGTCTTGCGTTCTTTCCATAAGGAAAAAAGTTCATCAGCAGCTTCGGAATTGAACTGCTGGTCAGCTTCTACAAATAACTGAGTCCTAATCTTGGAAGCCTTAATCCAATCAGCAAACTTCTCATCCTTGAGAATGTCCTGCATGTCCGGGTGCTTGCTCTGAAGCGTTGCCAAAGACGTTTGCTTTCTGTACTGAGTTGAATAAGCTTGTGCTTCTTTGATCTTAGGATGGTTCTCAATTGCACGATTAACGGCTGCTTGAGGGTCCGTAAAGTAATCTATATCTTCTTCAGGCTCAACGTGTTGTTGAGGTGCTGTTTGTTGTGGTTGACTAGTTATGTAGTCATCTACAACTTTACGAAGCTCTCCTACTTCAGAAGACTGACGGCCTAAAAGCTTCTCAGCTTCTTGGTGCATCTGTACAACTTCTTCCAGAGACTTACTTTGGTACTTCTCTGGTATTGTAGGTTGTTCTTGAGGTTGTTCAACGTCTTGTTGAATCTCTTCTACTTCGTTTGTCAGGTCTTCTGCGTTTTCCTCTTCAGGTGGCAGATCAACTAACGTCGCTCTTGACATATTAAAACTCCGTGATTAAATCATTGTGGAGATTGAGATTTACTACCTGCTTGTTCGTGTTCTTTTACCCACCTCATGTGTCTACCGGGGAAGTCCCCACTAGAACCATCAAGTATAAAAGCCGGGGCAGATAAGGTTTTTGTAGCCATGCTGCCACAACCGCACCTACTGGTTGTAGTACCATTAGTTACAAATCTTTCAAATACGCATCCACATTCACAGCGGAAATCGTAAACTTTATACATCTTCTTCTTCCTCTTCAGCTTGCTCTCTAGCTGCTATAATACTATCCTCTAAGGTTATTATAGTAGCAAAAGCGGCAATTTGCCCTTTGCGAAAGAATAGTTCTTCTACATCTTTTACTGACCTTACGTCAGAAAGTTCCTTTGCATTATCAACAAGTTCTTCTAAGAGTTGTTTGAAACCTTCGTTGTTAAAGAGTTTATTGTAGTTGTTGAAGTAGGTTTCAAGCTCAGGAGTCATTGTTTCCCTTGTGTTTAACTATAGTTATATTTTAGCATATTTTTCAACAGAAGTCAAGCTTTATTGCGTGTTTTTCTTCTTCTGCCTGATGCTGTAACTGCGTGTTTAATAGGAGTCTTACCTGTCTTGCGTCTAGCAGACGAGGCTTTTTCAGCCTTTGTCATCTTTTTAGCAACAGATTTAGGACGACAAGAAGGATACGGGCGTTTCTTTTTGTCTTTCCCAGAACGCCCACATTTCTTCCCTGTTTTCACATCTACCCACTCTTCAGCAAACCACTTCTTAAGACCACTTTTTTTAGGCATAAGTTCCACCACGTTTTTTGTACGTCTTAGTTAACCACGCAGAAGCGTAAGCAGAAGGCCAAACGTCAAACTTTCTTTTGGCTTCAGATTTTACTCTTGAATACAAAGCTTTGTTGTTAGGCGTTGGGCCTGTTTTTTTTGTCTTTGCCACTACCTGTAACCCATCGTTCTTGTGGGTTTTTTCTTCTTTTTGGGTTTTTTCTTAGGGGTAGGACGGGTGTTACTGGTTTTATTACCATAGTTCATTGCTTTTTCCTTTGCTTTTTTAGACAAACCATCTAAATGAAATAGTTGTACGGAAGTTGTTCCGTGTGTTTTACCTGTGTGTACTTCACCGTTAGGCATTTTATGAGTACCACCTGTATACAACGTACCGTCACGTTTGTAGTGATTAACGCCTTTAGCCAAAGATCACCTCCTACCATTTTTTGCAAGACCAGTACCTTGCTGTGAGTTTACTGGGTGGGCTAGTGTCACACTTGTGACGCGCCCTGAAAGACTTACGCCGATTAGGTTGGTCTTTCTTAATCGTCATGTTAGCGTCACCAAACCGTATGGTTTTAGTCTGGTCACCTTGTTTAGCTACCACGACAAATTTCTTAGTCTTATGACCCGGAGTTCTTTTTGGTTTGTTGTACGCGCTTACTCCCGCCCTTGCTAGTTTTGGG